AGCGTCTCCACGTTCTTGAAGGCTGAGACCTGGGTCGCCGAGGCATTCTTTTTTACGAAGGCGTCCATCTCGCCCCGCAAGGAGGCAAGCTGTGCCATCGCTTGCGTCGAGTCGGCGCGTATGCGAATCAGGAGGTCAGCAGTAGAAGCCACGAGATTGTCTCCTTACTGCGCCGTCTGTGCTCCGAGTGTCGTCTGCGGCCGGCTGATCTTTGCCTCAGCCGCCTTGGCTTCGGCCTTCTTGCGCATTGCCTTGTAATCCTCGTTTTCGAGGATGAAGGCTGCACGCCAGTAGGCGAGCTCGCCACGACCGAGTGACACCAGCAATTGCCGGTGTGTCATGTGCAACTCTTTGGCGAGTTGGTACTCGAAGTGAAGCTCGCTATCCCTCTGAAGGTGGACTTTTGGCGGCCTCGACAGCCCTCGAGCCGAGACCCGTCGCGGTCAGGATCTCCGCGAGGATGGCGTTGATCGGACCGAATCGCCGCTCCATGATCCACTTTTTCGCGCGCGTGGTAGTGATCTTCGGCTCGACCATGCCGAGCGCGAGACACCAGGCATTGAGCTCGTCTTCGTTGGTCTCACGCTTGTGCGCGTCGTATGACTGCTGGCGCGCGTGCGCGAGTGCGTCATAGCTAAGCCCGCGCACCTTGACCTTGCCGCCCCACTCGGGGATGTCGACCTCGATCTCGGGCAGATCATCGGCAACGTCGATGTCCTCGGCGGACAGAAACGGTGTGGTCGTGATTACTTCTGGCATGGCGGCCTCTTTCTTTGCGGGCATGCGTTCTCCTGTATGTTTGTGGCGTGGCGTTGACTGAGGCTCAGTTAGCGGAGATGGAGCAAAGAGCGGTGCGCTATGGATATGAGGACACGTTCGCCGTGATTGCTGAGGTCCGCCGTCTCCGCGAGGCGATGGCTGAGGCGCACAGCGAGTTGTTCTTTAGCCACTTCAGCGAGGATGCGATCGAATCTGCGCGCGATGAAGCTGAGCGGATTCTGAACGAAGCTCTCGGAGCCAGCGCCGGATCGTGAATCCGCGCGAACCTGTACAGGATTGCTGTACAGTTCGAGCGCTGGCGGTTGCGGTCGAGACACGCGTGCGACCGGGCGATGCGCTCCGGTCGCAGGTTGATCGCGCCGCTTGCTAGTTACAGCGTGCCGGTGTTCCTTACGGCGAACTCATCGCCGGAGGTCCCGCCAACCACTGTCACCGGATTGGTCGGTACGAGCGCCGTCCAGAGCCGCGTGCTCGGTGGATAGGTACCGACCGGCTGCGATGCGAGCAGCGTAGAACCGCTGATCGCCGTGAGCTGCGCGGTGCCTGCCAGCGGCGTTTGCAATGGTGCGGTGCCACTCGAGGCGAGGTTGATCACCACACCATTCGCGGTATTGGCCGGCACGGTTGCCGTCCAGATGATCGCGGTCGAGGCGCCGTAGGTCTGCGTCGTGACGGAGATCGTCGATGCCGCAGCACCAGTGCCGCCTACACTGGTCACGATCAGCTCCAATTTGTCTTGGAAGCCGATCGTCTTTTTGAGATCGGTTACCGTCGCGGTGCCGCTGCCAGTGAACGCGATCGTCGCAAGTCGTTGGCTGGCATCCTTGCCACCCTTGACGTAGCGGTAGAACTCCATGAAGCCGACCGGGAAGTCCCACGGCGAGGCGGTCTGGTGCGTAGACTTCGCCCATGCCGCCAGTGACAGACCGGCGCCATTGGTACCGAGACCCTGGCTCGCGGTGATTGTTTTGATGTAATTGTCGAGCGACGTGAGCGCAAAGCCGAGCTCAGCTTTGACGGCCTTGCGACCGATCAATGCTTGCTGGCCGGCGTCGAAGTCCGAGAAGATACGCGCCTCCGGATCATTCGACGGCGCGGAGTATGACGTGAGTTCTGTGCCGTTGGTGATGTCGGAGTTTTGAATGACCGTGCCGCTCGCGCCATAGCGGATACGGATTTTCGCGAGCACCACATAGCCGGTCGGGATGACAGGCTGCTCATGAGTGTCGGTCATATCCTCACGCGCGCCGCGGAACACGGCGAGCACGCCCTTGTGATCCGCGCAGACCGCACAGTCGTAAAACTGGCCGGAGGTAAGCGGTGAGCCGTCGGTACACGTCTGCGAGAACGTCGCGGACGTGCCGTAGCTCGCGGCCGTCGCGACCGCGACCGTCTGACCGTAGACGCTCACGTTGCCGCCGGTGATCGCGACCGTATTGTCTGGCGTACCCTGCGCGTCAACCGACACGGTGCTACCTGTCGGAATGCCCGTGGTAAGGTCGTTACCGCCGCGCACGAGCGCCTTACATTGCTCCAGCCAATACATCGGCGAGGTCGCGTGTGCGTTGTCGCCAACCGATCGAATATACGCGTTGTGCGAGTTGCCAACCGCCGTACATAGGCTGGTGATCAGAGAGGTATTTACGGAGAGGGACATCAGGCGCGCTCCTTGGATGAGGCGCCGTCAGACGCCGAGATGTTGACGACAGGCGCAGCGTCAGGCGCGGCAGTCGCAGCCTTGCTAGGCTTGGCTGGTGCCGGCGCCGCGGGCGCGAGCACTGTTGCCCATGGTTGACCGGACGCGGGGTCGACGTCACCAGAGACGGCCAGGCGCAGCAGAGCGTCGGTAGGATTGTTGATGATTTCGCCCGGCTCGTGAGTGCCGGTCGCGTCCGCGATATGGCGCGGCCCGATCTGTACTTGTGCCATGGTGAACCGTCCCTCGGGTTAGGTCATCGTCATGGTGCCGTCGACGACGAGCTTCGCACTGAAGGAGCCTGCACCCTCAGCTTCGGTATCCTCGTCATAGGACAGCACATACGCAACGCCCGACCGCGTGCCACCAGTAGCGCCCTGTGGTGCATACGAAAATGACAGGGTCGTCGGCGTCGCCTGTGCGAGCGCGTTGGTGAAGACGGTCGAAATGGTGTGATCGATGTAGCCGTTCAACTCGATCGTCGTACCCACGGGACCCACCAAGCGGTTGATGGTGCCGCCGCCGAGAACCGGCAGCTCGAGGTCTTTGCGGGTCGGCGCGATCTTCACACCTTTCAGGTGCGCATCGAGCGCAGTACCGCCAAGGTTGAATGTGGCTACATAGCCAGGTGATAGTGCCACTGGTGGCCTCCTCAGACGCGGCGGGCACCTTGGTGGCAGCCAGTGGGAATTAGTGCGGGGCCGGCTTAGCGGCGCAGCAGAGTTAGTGTGACAATTCGCTAGCGCGATTCAGTCGCGCGAGTTGATCCCGAGACGCAGCTCGATCGCACGAATGATGAGGATCAATCCCCGGCGCACGGCGAGCCAGAGGAGACGGTCTTTGTCGTCCATCTATGCTCCTGGCACGCTGCTCGCGAGCGGCAAATTGATCTGAAACCCATAGTAGTCGGCGTTGCCGTACTTGAGCGTGTACACGTACCCGGTGCTTCCGAAGCCACCCTTGGTCGTGAGCTTGTTGCGCATGATGTAGCGGTCGCCGATATTCGTGGTGCGCAGCGCGTACGTGTTGCGAAAATCGGTTGCGAGCTGCAAGCACCGCGCGTAGATCGCGCCCGGATTACCCGCGGCCTGCATCGGTGCGACGAATACCCGAATCCAGAACTCCGTGATGCCAAAGGGCTTCCATTCGTCGGGTCCGAGCAACACGAGCGCACTCGGCGTCTGTGTAATCGACTGCGGCATATTGTTGGCGCCGTACGACGCGACGATGCCGGGTACGGTCGCGTTGATGACCGCGATCGCGTCCACGGTCTGCGCTAGCGTCTGCTGCGTCGCCACAGTTAGAACGCCTCCTTAATCGCTTCCGTCACATCACTAAGGAATGGCCCTGTCTCTTCCACGAGAATCTGCTCTGCGGTTTCCCACCGGCCTCGGTGAATCTCGGCTTGCTCTTCCGCGCTCTGCACATACGGTGCGTATCCAACATCGTTGCGCAGATCAATGCTGACCATGTCGGCGTATTGATTCGAGCCGAGTCCGGTAGCTTCGGTCAGTCCATGCGCCCAAGCCCTGCCCAGAGCACCAGTCCGTTCATACTGGCTATTCGCAGGCGGGGAAGGATATTTCTGCAGTCGCGCACTGACCTTCTCGGCCATAGCGGTAACCGCGTCCTTTAGTACCGTCATGGCTTCAAGGCGCTCGACTCTTTTCATCAACGCGTCGATGCCATCAACCTGAATGCGGAGACCGATGTTAGCCATCAGGCGAAGACCAGGCTTTCGCGGTACTTGCCCGCGACTTCCCAGAGGATCGCGGCAACGTCCATATCCTGGTAGCCGATGCGCGCCGCGGCGCCACCCAAGCCCTGGGAGTTGGTCGCTGTGGTCGGCCTTCTGTAATAGATCATCGCCAGCAGCAGACACGCGCGACGGATTGGGAGCGGCGTGACGCCATCCTCGACGATGCCCCAGGAGCCTTGAATCTGCACCGTGCGCTGGCCTTCGGGGAAGGCATAGCGCCCGCGCGCGGCGTTGGTGCGGATCTCGCGCTTGGTCTCCTGATTGAGTGGGTACAGCAGGTAATCCGTGGTCGGAGTCCAGATCGTCTCATACGTGCCGTCGCCGTCGTTGTCCGTGGCAAGCTGGCTGACGCTGATGAGTGGCGGGACTCGGAGACTGTCATAGCCGCCCATGGACTCATCGCTCCGTGCGCGGACGCGGCTGAAGCCAGAGCCGGGAATGTCGAACGTGAGCGTCTTAGTCTGCGGTGCGAACGCGCCGTGCGCCTGGCGACAGAACGCGTCGATTACGCGCGAGGCGTCCGTGATGGCGCGATCAAGCCGCGGGTCCTCACCGACATCATCGACCTGGATCTCTTCAGTGAGATCGCCTCGGAGGCAATAGTCGGCAGCCGTCATTCGTGCCTCCGTGTGTGCGAAACTCTCGGCCGATGGAGAAGATCATCACCCTATTTCAGAGGAACTATGATGGTGATCGCTTGGTCCGGGATGAGGTCGTGCCAGGCGCCGAGTGGGTGCTGGCGGGAGAGGGGATTGCTACTCGCAAGTGGGACGGGACGGCATGCCTAGTGCGCGCTGGATGTCTCTACAAGCGCTACGACGCGCGATCCGGCAAGGCGCCGCCTGCTAACTTCGTGCCCGCGCAGCCGGAGCCCGATCCCGTCAGTGGGCACTGGCCTGGCTGGGTGCCGGTTGGCGATGGGCCAGAGGATCGCTGGCATCGTGAGGCGTGGGCGCAGGACACGCCAGACGGCACGTATGAATTGATCGGGCCGAGGGTGCAGGGTAATCCAGAGGGATTGTCCGCGCATGCGCTGGTCCCGCATGGGGCCGACCCTCTGCCTGATGCACCGCGCGAGTTCGACGCACTACGACAGTATTTACAGGGAACCAATATCGAGGGCATCGTCTGGCATCATCCCGATGGTCGTATGGTGAAACTGAAAGCCAGGGACTTCGGGATTAGGAGACGCTAGGACATGGACCGTCGAGGTTTTCTCAGAGTGCTAGGAGTGGGCGGCGCGCTGGTCGCGGCGGCTCCGATGTTGATCGTTCCGGCCGCTCGCAACGTGGTCGCCGAGCCTGAGCGACGCATTTTCCTGCCGCCGGCGAGTGGCTGGCCGTCGGCCGGACCGGGCATGCGCGTCGATGGCGTGGAACTCGTCGCGGGTCAGCGGGCCACGTTCTTTTTCGACACGACGGAACACTGGAAGGAGTACGGCATCTACGTGCCGAATTTCCCGGTGCGCTGGTCTCCCGAAGAGGGAGTTATGGAGGAAGTGTACCGACAGATTGCGGAGTCGGTGTCTGAGGCGTGGCGGCTGGCGATGCAGTATCCGCCTGCCTTGGCGCCACATTTGTAGTTCGGCCGTCGATGATCAGCGTCCGGACCTCGACGGGGTTGTAGATAAACATGCGTTTGCCCGCAGCAGCGTCTAGCCCGATCCCGTCGCGAAAGTCGTGGACGCTCACGACGAGGTCGATGTCGTCATGCGTCCACGTCATTCCGTTGTCGCGAAAGAAGACCTCGACGCGCACACACGGAGTATCGCTTATTCGATGCCGAGCGTCTTACGAACCTTCGTGGCGAGCACCAGAACCGGCGTGCCGAGCACGTCGAGTTGCACATACGGGCCGTCGCAGCGGAGCACGGTTACGGTAATTGGAAGTTGGGCGCCACGCTCCAGCCGCACGGTCGGTGCAGTCGGAGCGACCTCAGCATCTTCGGGTTTGGTGGAGCGTGGTGCCATGACTCTAGTTATACCGTCAGACCGAGACGGGGGTAACGTCCTGGCTTGGCGCGCGGTAGCGACCGTTGAACAGGACGATGATGCCCATCGCCTGACCAGCGGCAGAGCCGCCCGCGCCGGTATGCACCAGCTTCAGATAGCGGTTGCGCTTGCTGAGCTTGACGTTCATAGTCTCGACCTTCGCGCCGCCCGCCGTGGTCACCTGGGTAAAGGTGGCACTGCTGACGTCAGCGAAGCCCGAGCCGGACGCGGTCGAATCCTGCAGCTTGCAGTCCGAGGTTGTGCCAGAGCCGGACGGCGCGCTGTAGAAGATGCACAGGGCATTTTCGTACCCGAGCGTATCGACAGCCGAGCCGGTGTTGGTGGCTGCAGTGATCGCGGTGTTGAAGCTCGGCTTGACGAGCACATTGTCTGTAGGAGTGTGGATATTAGACACTCGTGGGATTTCCTTTCAGAAGGGTTGAGCCCGGCGTGTAGCCGGGCTCGCAGTGCTCGTCGGAGTTAGCTGAACTGTACGACCCGCAGGCGCCAGTCTTCTGCGACCTGACCGCCGAAGCGGACGCGGCCGAGCACGAGCACCTGGTTGGTCTCCGCGTAGAGCTCGCGGAGTACCTGAATCGACAGACCGACGCGATTGACCATGTAATAGCCCTTCAGATCACCGAAGATGATCGAGTTGCTACCAGTCGCCGGCGTCGGCATAAACTGGTTCATCAGAACCGGATAGCCGAGCAGGTCGCGTCCCTTGACACCGACACGCAGGCCGCTGTCATCGACGCCCATACCCCACATATAGCGGTTTGACGAATCCTTGAGCTGGGCAATCTGCCTGCCGGTGGCGGTTTTCTCGAACACCCACACGGCGCTGTCGTCGTATTGTGGGGGCAGCGCGAAGCCGGTCTCGATCAGTTTGTCCGCGGTGACAGCACCATTCGAGCCGGTGCTAATGACGGCCGGCTGAGCGGTACCACCCGGATTCATCAGGATGCCGGACGGCTGGCCGATACCGGAGCCGTTCAGAATCATGTTGTCGACGAGCAGATCGCGGGTCTCGGAGAACTTGCCGCTTACCCACCCGAGCAGATCGAAGTTGGCATCCTCGATGAGATCCTGTGTCACCGGCAGCGACAGCATTGCGGTGTGAACCGGGATGCGGATCTGACCGAAGACGGGATCGGTGACGCGGTGCGCGGTGCTCGAGGACGGCACTTCGCCGGTCCAGGTGACGCGCATGCCGGTGGTGTAGATGTCATCGGTCGTGTAATTGACCTTTGGCAGCACCAACGCATCGCGGCCGGTGTTGAGCTGCGTCACGCGGCTCTGCACCGTGGTCGGCGCCGGGCTCTTTGCCACGACCTGACTCAGGATGTCGGCTGGCACCAGGAAGCCGCCCGATTGATCGGCGCCTTCCTGCAGCGTCTTGATTTCGGCGCCGCTCATGCCGGCCAGACCGCCAGCCTTCATAT